CCTTTCTTCAGCAGGAACTTCTTCTTTTACTTCAACAGGCTTCTCCTGTTCCTCTTCCAAATTGGCAAGTTCCGTTTCCAATTCGGAGACTTCATCGGATAAAGCCTTTTCTTTTTCATCGAGGTCAGCTTTTTCAGCTTCGTGCTTGTCGATCTCTTCTTCGACTACTTTCTTTTCCTCTTCTGTTAAGGCTTCTTCGATGGCTTTTTCGATCTCACTTTCACGCTTTTCAAACTCTTCTCTCTTAGAGCGAAGATCCTCTAAAGCCTTCTTAGCGGTATCGAGTTTCTTTTTGGCCATTAAAACCCTAAGTGCCATACTATTCTCCTTTCAGTTTGGCTTTCATTCGCATCTGCCATTCCTCATGCTCACGTTTCTTAATGCTTTCCTCATTACGATGGCGAGCATCGATGTGTGTTGCTTCATACGCGGGAAAGACACACGGAGATACCTCAAAAAGTGGATTGACCTTGTTGATCGTGTAGTGGACAGAACCATCATCGGAAACGGTTCTTGTTTCACTCTCGATGTCAAAGCCGAAACTGCACCCTGTGACATCTCCCCTTGCGACTCGCTCATAAGCGTTCACCGCATCGGTATCATTTGGATTGATCTTAATGCGACCCCACAAACCATGTTCATCCTGTCTTAACTCCAAAGTTCCATTGGTAGTTCTTCCAAGAATAAGATCGGTATTGTGATTAAACAATGCACGGACATCACCGTTGATTGAGTCATCAAATGCCCCTGGAGCGATGCTTTCGGTAACACCGTCCCAAACGGGATAATCTGACCCAAACACGCTGAAATAGCCTTCTATGTAGAGGTTTTTGTCCTCATCGTTTCTTGTTTGAATGTTTTCGATTTGAAAATATCTCTGTTCCATATCTCTCCTTTAATCGTTTCCGACTATCTTTTTCTGTAGCGAACTCTGATCTATAGCGATATAGTTCTCTAATACTTTGTATTCATCTAAGCCATCCACAGGACTCATACCGATGCGATCTCTTGCTTCGTTACCGTTCACCCATCCACGGTCACCAAATGCCGTATAAACGGCTGCAATGGTGCTTAGATCGTAGTCTAGTAACGATAAAACGTTTAATCTGAGATACCACTTCGGATTGAGGATCAGTTTCCTCGTCATCTCCTGTTCGATAGCTTTGACCAAGGTCATGATCGTAGTCGAAATGAAGTTGTTCCATTCTTCTCTGTTGAATGAGCCAACACCCAAAACAAAAGGCGGTACACCTAATAAGGCTGCCACCGTCCTTTTATCCAATTCGACTCCCTCTTCGATAGCCAAATCCTTTAATGATAATGGTTTGACTTGTTCGATTTGGAACTGTTCACTAGGAACTAACCAAGGCTCTCCTACGTTGGATGCTTTGACATAATCCTCAAGGATCTTCTGTCTTCCTTCCTTCGTAGAGAACTCATCGACCAATCCGTCTACTTTTACGATCAATGCCGGTTTCCACTTAGATCCCATGAAGGCATTTTTTGTCTCAGTAGCCTGTTTCAAATTTTTAGCTATGTCTTTAGCTACAACTTGAATGCCTTGTCCCATCCACAAGTAATACTTGTCAGGGTTATAGACAAAATGCAATAAGTCACTCGGTCTTCTTTGGATTCCGTCTATTAGTACATAGTAGTCTCTGTAAGAGTTTCCTTTTGGAACGAATGAGACTCTCGATGCGCTGATAGGCTCTAGTGATTGAATAATTCCCCCATAGGTATGCGGAACTACGATAGAGTTCCCTTGACCATATAAGAGCATGTTCATCACTATCGTCTGCATCCAATGGGAACGAGTCATCGTCTGAATTGGGTCTATATCGATCTTCCTCGATAACTCGTTCATGATCCTTACATCACCCTTAGAGGTATTTTCCATAAGGTAGATGGTCATTGAACCAATCAATTCAGCGATCTTCTTGCAAGCGGTCATGATCTCAGGATTCTTGTCTAACGAGACATAATCCGACACACATAAGTTGTCGAAGTCAGCACTCATTACATAGCCGACCGACCGCTTCTGTTCACTTTCTACTTTTCTCTTTTTTGCCATGTCTTACCTCAATTGAACCAATCACCTAGTCTCTTGACCTTTTCCTTGTCTCTTGTCTCTGACTCTGCGTATCTGATACACGCAAAGACACTCGCATCGAAGAGGTCAATTCTCTGTGTTGGATTCACCTTATCGTACTGAACCGCATCATCGGTCTTCTCTATAGCATGAACATTGGAAACGCAATATTCATACGCTTCCGAATGCAGATAATAAAATTTGCCGTCTAAAACGGCTTTTTCGATATGTCTGAAACCTTGCGATTTCAAGTAAAAATACTGTGGCTGGTCTATGACTTTAAATCCGGCTCTTCGCATTTGTGGAAAATATTCCTCACCGGCAAACTTTCTATCATGACCTACTTCTTTGATTTTGAAGCCCATATCCCTCATGGATTTGAACCAATTTACAACATCAGCCATGTTTACTGTCTGAGAGTTACATAGAGTCAGCCAACCATCGTCCACCCATCCGTATAAAGGAATGTTGTCCTGTTCCGATTTAACGGCTGCTTGAGTTATAGGGAAGAACCCATGAGTTATAACAATATCCACATCCTGGTAGTTTCCATATAAACATGCTGCGGTCAAATCGTAACAACGAGATAAATCTGCACCGCCATACCACACTATAGGAAGTTTTGCTAACTCTTCTAAAGTCCAATTGTACTGACGGTCACTTGCTCGGAAATCCTCGATATCAAACCATGACTTCATACTAGCCGTGTAGATATTAAGTCTTCTCGATAAGAAGTCTTTTCTCTTTAAAGGATCGTTCTGTGCTTGTAAACTCGCATCCAATATCTCTTGCGGACGAATAGTAACACCGTAGTTTAAGTTGGCTTTTTCATGTTGGATGGGATTTGTGTAATCTACATTTCCTTTTTCGTCCTGATCGGCTCTAGCAATTAAGACGAACATCCTGTCGTCCTCAACTAAACCATTGATAACCTTTAGACAGTATTCTTGGTGAGCATACCCAAAACCGTTAATGTTATCCCCTGCCGTTGTAATGCCCACAACAAGAGCATTCTCGTATGCAGCGGTGGCTTCTTTAAAACGGTTATACTGTGCCGGTCTTTTGTAGCTAGCCACTTCATCTGCAATAACAAAGCTACAGTTAAAGGAATCCTGTGCATCAGGGTTCGTAGGCATTGCGACAATCTCCATAGAACCATCGTTATTACCGAATAGGTATTTTATAGAGTGTTCAAAGGAATTGTCTTTAATGGACATCTTTTTGTCCAAACCTCTGTAGTGAAGACTGAACGTAAGGAATTGGAACGCTTCTAATGTTTGTCTTAAAGCACTTGCGACTATATACGTTTTAGAACCGCTATGTCTCATTAAAATTGAGAGTGCGAAAGCTAGACCACCGATAAATGTCGTTTTTCCCGATTTTCTCGCAGTCTCTATAAAGGCTTCCTTATACCTTCTTTTATTTGTTCCTTTGTAGTAAAACCCCAACAGGTTATACACAATAAATATCTGCCAAGGCTGAAGTATCAAAGGTTTCCCTTGTAACGGATGCCCATCCAAGTCTTCGCCTTGTTTATGCACTAGAATCTTTTGAATGATGTTGATTGCGAAGTCAGGGTCTTTTGTTCGTAACTCAAGATCCTCACGCTCCAGGTCTTTCTTAAAACGTTCACAGGCAAGGATTACTTCCTTACCGGCTATTTTCTTTCCGCTGATAACATCATCCGCAAACTGAACAGCTACCTTTTTAAAAGATTTAGCCATTCTCGATATCCATTAATAATGCTTCCAAGCTTCCGTCATCGACCTGAACATTTAATTTCTTATATGAGGAAGCTGTCAATCCCAACTCTGTCCAATATTTCAAAGCTTGGGAATTCAAATCCATTTCCATTGAGATCAATGGGTTCTTATGTATATTTTCTTTATTCGATCTGTCAGTAGTAACAACAATAGTCGGCTGCGAGCCTTCGTCTATATACTGCTGATGGATCGTATCTCTCATTTCTAATATCTGAGCCAACGTATCGATGACCGAATCAAAATGGTCTTTGTAGGAATTGGCTCTCTTGCAATCTTCTGTGATTCTCTTTATCCATTGCTTTTTTGTCATGGTCAATACCTCGGTACGTTGTATTTCAATCCCTTTTTGCGTTCTCTGAAGGCAGGCACTTCAATTCCATTTCTTCGTGCCGTCCGAACTAATAACTCCTTTCCGATGTCAGTTAATTCATCGGTATCTCTATCGTGCATCATGTTGTGAGTAGACCTCGATAACGAAATCAAGTTCCACTCGCAATACTGATACTCCGGATATTCATCGACAGGGAAAATATGGTGAACGATATCAGCGGTCTTAAACTTGCCGTATCGCTTTAGGTATTGGTCAAGGTACTTATCCCTTGCTAATATCTTCTTACGCAAAGAAACCCAACGAGGTTCCTTGTACGAATCAATCTTTTTGATAAGTCTTCAATGTATCGATGATCTTGATAACATAATCGAAAATAGCGTATTCCGTTGCTGATTGCTTGGAACAGTTTCTTTTCGCTTCTCGTGCTTTGCGAAATTTATCAAGAGTCTCGATGACCTCTTTCTTATTTAGATACTCCATATTCCCCTTTCTCGCAGACAAACAAAAAAGCGGAGAAAAAGGGAATGGAACTCCGCTTGCTTGTCTGCTTTCTGAATAGTTAAAAAAATGCGAGTGGGTATTCTCGCAATTTCTTACACTATCATTTTATATAGAAAAATTAGGTAACGTGTTACCTCTTGCAAGATCTGTGCAGGAAATGGTTGAAAAACACGGAAAATGTGGCTTTTAGCAAGGAAAAACCACGGAATTGTGGGAGATTTAAGGGTCAGATACCCCCTAGGGGTGTTTTTTACTACTTTAGCCCCAAGATATAAAGAGTCCCCAAAAGCGTGCACGGTCGACCCGACCAGGCACCGGCGACCAGGGGCGGGTACCCTTGAAAACAATTCAAGGCTACTTGCACACAATTATCACATAATTCAAACGTACTATATAATATTATTTATTATCGTTTCTTTTTTTCCTGATCGATCCAAACAAAACAAAAACAAAACACTACTAGCAGCCGCCGCCGGTGATACATTTAAATTATCTTTTAATGATCGTCAATCAATCGCGCCGCCGTCCTGATATCATGCGCTATTATTTCAGGATAGTATTATTTATACCGGTGTTATATTATCGCGCTGCTATATCTTTTATTATCGCGGTGCTACTATCCTATTATTAAAACATTACTGTTATATATTGCTATTACATACGCGCGCATACGTGCATACACTCTTACATACATAATAAAAGCGCCGTTATAGCGCTATGAGTATTTATATATTGTTTTGTGTTTTGTTCCTTAAATCGAATAAAAACCGCCTTAGAATTGTTTTAATAATTGATATCCTGGAATAAAAAAAAGACGGTTTTTTATGCCGTCTCAGTTTATTTTATATCCTTCTTTTATTGCTTTTTTCTGATCACTTTTTAACATCT